AGAGATCGAAGCTCGTCGGTGCCCCTGAAGTCGAGGTTTTGTGCGAAAGACGAAGATGGAAGGTTCCACCCGGTCGGATCTCCCCAGAACCCGTCAACGACGAGAACCCGTCAAGATCGAACTGTATCAGAATGCGGCCCAAGCTCGACGACCCTAAAGTCCCGATCGCCCCCGAGATACCAGACTTCTTGAAAACAGAGAGTTCCTCTGATCGCCCGGTATTCGACCCAGTCTGCCGAGCGCCGCACGTGTGATCGTTCGTGATGAACGTATCTTTGGTCGGATAGATTCTGTAGATCATCGAGCAGACCCCACGATGTCCTTGGCTGGATACTTGACTTGGAAGATCCCTCCCGGCGGGCAAATCAGCATTCCGTCACGAAGAGAATCGGCCGGAGAGAACCGCTGATCAGAGTACGAAAGCCCGTCGGTCATCCCGAAAACATTCGTGAACGACACCTCGTAGACGGAAACTACGCCAGGGGTGTTCTGAAGGAGAGAGACTATCTCTCCGATCACGATGGGCTGGCCGATCTGCATCCCATCTGTCTGAAGATACTTGGCCACCCGCTCAGAGCAGTTCGAAAGGACCTCCGACTTGTTCTTGCCTGGAGTGGTAGTCACTCCGAAATAACAGCGGATGTCGAACACATCACCATCGAGGATGTTGATCCCGTCGGTCAGCATCTTATACGGTCTCAGATACGTCGCCAAGTTCGACTTCAGGGTAGAAGTGGCCCTCGTCAGCTTTCCATCGGAGTCAAGCGATAGGACGTGGATGTCGTACGAGTATCTCCCAGAAGTCGACGGCCTGACGAACACCTTCTCAGGTCGCCCGAACTTCGAAGGGACGGAAAGGCAGCGGGCGACGATGTCCTCACGAGTCACCATCCTGCTCTGCGCAGCAAAAAACGCTGCAGCATTCGCTTTGATCTCGCGGATGGTTTCCGCCGGGCCGCCCCCGGCAGTGGACGAGAAGTTGATGCATCCCAATGAGCTTTCAACCCGAGCTTTCTTCAAAGGGTCGAGGTTGGTCGAGAAGAACGAGAGGGACACCTCAGACGGCTGTCTGATCGATCTGGCGGGAACATTCGTCTCGCTGCCTCCGCCGACTCGGTATCTCACCGTCAGGGTGGTGTTGTGCGGAGAGAGCCCGAGGCTTCTGGTTCGCAAGAAATTCTGTGGATCGATGGAGAACGAGCTGTACGACCTCCTTCCCGCAAGCGGAAGGGAGTAGTTGGCCACGTTTGGCACTAGCTCATCGTCATAGCTCAAGCCATCTCCAGACCCGAAGACAAGGGTCGTGATCCCAGTGACGATGTCGCGATCTGTGATGAACCTACGAGGCGCCGTCTGAAGCTTCAGGATGTACGGCACAGATCCTGCGTCGTCGTTCACGTTCGTTTGCTCGACGAAGACCCAGTCCTGGGCCAGGTGATCTACCTCGAACCACTCGTTCCCATCAGAGTCAGATACCTCGATAATCTCAATCACGTCTGGATTCCCGAGCTGGATCCTTCTGAACTGCTGAAAGTCTGTGATGGAGAATGTCTCTTGGACCGTCCGACCGGCGATGACATCGACGCTCTTCCTGAGCGCAAAATGAGTCGGGATTCCAGTCGTCGGATCAAAGGCTGATCCCGTGACCTCTCTCCCCAGCGATGACGTGAAGTGGACGTCATCAAGTGTCTCGAACGGTACCCCGTTCTTGGCCAGCCCCTGCGATCCCTTCAACAAAGTTGGAGTGTACGAGTCGTCAGGAACAACGTTGCCACGGGAATCGGTGGTCGCTGGAACCTCGATGGCCCAGTGCAGGGTACCGATCGCCGGGCGCTTCCCAAACGGTCGATATCCGCGGGCCTTCGCGTTCCTGATCACGTTCTCCAGCTGCTGGGCGGAGTCGCCGGACTCATTGAAAGCCTGATCGATGTAGAAGTTGAGGCCATCACCGACGTAAGCGTTGAACTCCAGGAGAGCCATCCCGGCTGACGCTTCGTTGTAATCCGTGAACGAGCCCGAAGAGTAGGCTCGGCCGTAGATCATCAGGTCACGTTTCAGGGACCTGAAATCTCGGTTGATGAGGCTAACCTTCCGCTCTTTTCTAAGATCGTTTGCCATCGATTCCTCCCGTCATCTTGGGTACACTTGGTACAACTCAACCGGGATGTTCCCGTAGAAAAGCTCCAGCTTGACTCCTACGCCGTTCTCAGGGATCGACGGATCCTCGTCAGAAAAGATGACGTACAGACCGGAAAGAGAGAGAAATGGCATCCAACGAGAGAGCTGGGACTTCACCCTATCCGCAATTCTCTCCCGGAGCTGCCTGGTCCTCGGTTCAAAGATGAATTCGATCATGTTGCAGCCGAAATCGGCGTGCATGACCCTCTCACCCCAGTTCGTCAGGAGCAACGATCGAACATTTGACTGTATCGCGGCAGCGATGTCGCTGGTCACCTCAAGGTAGCCCAGCGAACCGGTCGCTGCCGCGAATGGGAACGTGATGCCGATCGACATAAGTCCGTATACCTAAGGGGGTACACAGACAATCTCGATGCTCAGATCTTGACCTTTTGGCTGTAGATTGATTGGGGGATGGGTTGGGTCGGAGGACCTGTCACTCCGTTTGAATACGGGTGCGTATGAGTTGAATACAGAGCAGCGAAATCCTCTCCCAAGAGGATGCTTTTGATGGCGTCTCGGCCCAAACGGATGTTCTGGCTCTCAACCGTGACCCGATCATCCTCGATGAGGAGATAGCTCGATCCGACAGACAGTTTGAAATCGCGGCGGGCTGTGATGCGGATGCAATCCCCTCTTAAAATGACTGCCGACACGCCGACCTGGGCGACACCAAAATTGTCAGTGCCGACAAGATCGTCAGGATCGGTCTTCATCGAGATGTAGACCGACGCGGAGTCGTCCCTGACATCCGGGTCTTGAGATGATCTCCCTACCACGAGGTGCGCAGAGCCAGATCTCCTCCCGCCGAAGTCCGAGTCAACAGATCCGTACCCAGTGTCTACCGTCGTGACGCGGTCTCTACCGAGAATGAGGGCGGAGTTGTTAGCTCCGGCCAAGACGAGCTCACCCATTCGCCTAGAAATGGGAGGAACTTCTTCTCTGACGATCTCTCTTGACATCAATCTCCGAATGCATCGACAGCTGTTCTTGGCAAAGCCATCCCAGCGTACGCATCATCCCGTTGCTCACGATCCTCAGGAGCCTCAAACGAATCCATCGCGTTTGCAGGTGAGGGCGAGGAGTAAGAATCAGCTCCGATAAAAACATTGCTTGACTCATGGCCAGAGACTCTTCCGACCCATAAGCCGTGTCCCAGCCCCTCGTCTTCAAACATCACGTAAACATGCTCCCCGGGAGCGATTGGAAGGGCGATCTGATCCTGAGGGAGAAGCGGCCAGAAAACTCGCGTCTCGTTGTCATCCAGCAATCGATCCAACCCATCCGTCAGGATCCTGGCTTTGATCGCTCCTCTCGGGTTCTCAGGGCCAGTTAGGGCCGAAAAACGGCCTAAGCCGCCGTTCCCAAAAGGATTCTGGAGAAGCCCTCCTTCGAGATCGACGGCCAACACGGCCGCTCGCCAAAGCTTTCCGACCTTTCCCGTGAGCGCGCCGACGGCATGCCCTTGGATGAGATCAGAAAGAATCAGCTCAGGCCGTCGGTACTTGTCCGTCCCCTTGATCATCCTTCTTCAAATCTTCGATGAGAGAGAGAGCTTCGTTTCTCAAATGCCCCAACCTTATCATCTTCGGGCCAATCTCCTTGACGATCTCATCTATCTCAGATAAGACCTTTATGAGGCGTTGCTTGAAAGGACTCATCAATTAGCCTCTTCAGAATCGTTGGCGTCGAAAGCCCCTCCGATCGAGGCGTAGGCGTCGTCTAGGCTTGACTCATCAGAATCGTTAACTCCTGCGTCCTTCGAGTTCAGCTTGATCACATTCGCACGCAGACTGTTTTGCCGAGTTAGCTCAGCTGCGACCTTCGGGATGAACTCTGCAGCAAGAAGAGGTTCAGATGAGTTCAAAAGCTTATCGAAGAACTCAGAAAGCTTTTCTCTGTCGGTATTGACGTCACCGATAAGCTCATCGTACTGCTTCTTGATATCGCCAAGATCGTTATTCTTCTTCTTCGCCACTGTGGAACCTCTCGCGGAAGGTCGCGTACAAGCTCCTGAGCCTGTTCATGTTATGGTTGACCTGCTTGGTCGTCAGCCCAGTCATCTCGCGGATGTAGAAAAAGACGGCCTTCTTGTTGTAAATACTGACGATGTGAGGATTCTGCAACAAGAAAACGATGGCATCCAAGACCTTCCGCTCTTGCTCCTTCTTCAAGAGCTTTCTCCACTTGTCCATGTCTCGGAAGAGCGAGATCCAGAATTCTTTGGCCATGACCTCGTCTTCATACGATTTCTCGACGATCGAAGGATCGCTCTTGACGATCTCATGGTCGATTCCGTAGAAGTTTTCGGCTTCACTTTTTAGCCGCTTGTTCTTCTCTCGGATCTTTCCGACGAACCAGTGTTTCGTGACGACGTTGAAATAAGAGAATGCCTTCTTTCCCCTCGTAGCATCGAATTTCGGAAGGGTCTGGTACAGATCTGCAAGACACTCGTTCTTCAAAGTCTCAGGATCATCGATCTTGTAGAAATTGTAGATGTACATCTGGCTTTCGACCAGCTTCACCAAAGCTGGCCGGATGTGCTCCTCGAAGATCTTGTTCTTCTTCTCAGGATCTTCACACAGCTTGTACTCGACGATCTTTTCGTCGACCTCTGGACCGAAATATAGAGGCATTCACACTCACACAACATCCGGCGGCGGAAGCTTCTCCTTCGGCTGCTCCGCCGATTTTCCGTTCGTCATCATCTTGATGATTCCCTCGATATCCTCCAATGCCTTCCTGTTTCGTTTGTGGAAGTGCAAGACTTCAGGATTATCCTGCAGGAGATCTGCGCTCGAGAGCTTTTGCAAATCGATCGCGTACTCTGTGAGAGTAGAAGCGATCAATGAAAACGCGGAGTCAAACTGAAACAATCTCTTGAT